TTGCTACTTCGGCTTTTGCAAAGTTACTAGAACTTGTTCCTGTTATTTTAAATATACTTGTTTCACAGAATACAAATAGTTCATTACGAAATACTTTAAGACCTGTAATAACATCACCCATAACAATAGAGCCTGCATTAGTATCAAAGTCATCCTCTGTGTATGGCCCAGAAAATAGTAATGTTGATGTAGCATTAGACATGCCTGCATAAAACATATGGTTTGCAAATGATTTTACAAACTTAGGATTAGTAGGTGCAGTTCCACCACCAGTTGCGTTTATAATATCTTCATTAAAACTTGTGTCTAAAGTAAAAGCCGCCGCTTCTCCTGTAGCAATAATTATTTTATCAGTACCATTAAAATTGTATTTATCAAAATCGTAAGTATTAGTAGTTCCTTTACTAGTAGCTCTAGTTGTCCAACTTCCAGAAGTGCTTGCACTGTATATACTACCACCCCTTGCCGCTACAACTAAATCATTAAATATAGCAGATAACTGTATTCTTTCAGTAGATGAAGAAACTTGTGGTACAATATTAGAATTAAATTTTGTTGTTCCGTTTAATCTTCTATATCCACCTTCAATACTAGGCTCAAAGTTTTGTAGCTGTAATGCTTCTCCCGGATGCATTGCAAATACATCTTTGTTTAATACTAAACCACCGGCACAACTTACTACCATTGGTTTTTGTAAACCGGTATAAGGCATTAGTATCCACCCATTCTACCACCATTGTTTACTCTATGGTCTGTCATATAAGAAAAATTATTTATGTATTCTATTCTAAGTGCTTTTAATCCTTCTTTATATTCTCTATCAGCTAATTGTGCTGATTGTAAATCTGAACGTAATATATGAGCATAGTATTTTGCTCTGTTAACTATTATATCTTTAAATCTATCATCTAAATCTATAGTGTCACTGTGTGCAGATAAATCTGTGTGAACTTTCCAATATTCGTATTGTATAGAATAATTACTTGCATCTGGTACAGGAGATAAACCAAATTTTTTATCCTGTGTTGGATACACTATACTTGGTGTTCCATAAGAATCTGGGTCGTTAGTTAAATCTGTTTCTAAAAATCTTCTGTTCCAATCATCGTAAGTTATATACTTTAATCTTCTTACTGGTATATCTTCAGATACTCTTACATAATCTACATCTAAATTTGTAGTTGTAACTGTGTTATTAAGAGTTACAAATGTAGTTTGTGATGTAGCAGTAAATGTTGTATCTAGTACAGCACCTGCTCCAAAATCTTCTACAGTTAATGTTGTATTTAAATTTTGTGTTCCTTCAGCCGCAGTACCTACTTGTACTTTAAGAGCCGCACCAACACTATTAGAATCAAATACTCTAACATGTAATTTATAACTTTTATTTACTACAGTTGATATAGATTGATGTGCCGCAAAATCATTTAATCTTAATCTTCCATTACCACCACTATTATAAGCTACACTACCACTACCTGCTATTGTAGTCCAACTGCTAATATTAGAAGTAAATTCACCATTTGTGATTAATTCTTTTGGAACAAGTCTAAATGTTTGCCAATCCATTTTTCTAAATGGTTTGTCTCCAGATTGAGGAGAATCTGTTGTAGGTAAAGCATATGTTCTTTGACCTGCATTAGTATCTTGAAATGTAGAAATATATAAATCTGGAACTTCAGAAAGACTATTATAAACTTCGTGAGTAGCTTTTAAAACAAACTTTTTTATGGATGTTTGTATACCTCTACTATTAGAAAAAGTAGAAGAAGTTAACTCCGATTCATTAAGTTCATTTAATACATTATTTACTAATGTTAAAAAAGTTGTAGCCATGTCTCCCCTTGTTTATTGTATCGCCAATTCATGTTTTGTCAAGTTTTTTTACGTTTTTTACCTTTATGTTTATTTGCAAAATTACGAGCGGATTCTACTGAGCGAAAACCCCATGCTCTAAGTGCAAGTGCCTTTCTTGTTGGGCGACCTTTCTCATCTTTCATTGGGCCTTTCATTCCTGCAAATCTTGCGGCAAAAGAAATTCGGCGTGGATTGACACCCCGTTTTACCGGTGGCTTTAAATTAGAACCTTCTTTTCTTTTAAAGTATGCTCTACCTTTTGCTGTTAGACCACCTTTAGGATTTTTATGTTCTTTTCTCATTTCTTAGCTGTCTGTTTAGCTCTTCTAAAGTTAGCCGCACTAGGAGCACCTTTTGCACCTTTCTTACGCATTTTTTCTCCACGCTTTCTTTTAGCGTGAATATTTGCATATAATCCTTTTCTAGCCATTATGAAAATCTCCTATAAGCCGCAGTCTTTTTAGCTATTCGTTTTGGTTGTTTTGAAACCTGTTTACCTTTTTTCTTAGCTTTTCTTTTAGCTCTAGTAGTAGCGGCATACTCTTTTGCAGATAATGCTTTTATAGCTTTTTCTGGTAAGTATCGTTCTCCAGTTTCGCTAGATTTTTTACCAGACTTAGTTCTCCACTTTTGCTTACTCCAAGCTTTTAGGCTTCTTTGACTTTTTGCGAGTGCCATTTAAAAATATAAATTAATTACCAACTAATTTTTTGGCTTTTGTATGTGCCTGACCAAAAGTTTTTCCCGCAAGCATTTCTTTACGCATCATATTCATGTGCTTTTTACTATGATGTTTAGAGTGTCTTTTCATTGTTTCCTCTTGCCTTTTAGTTAGTGCTTTCTTTTTTACAGTTTTTTTCTTTTTCATTACCTGTATCCTCCTCCTGCTTTTTTATAAGCTTTTGCTAGAGCTTGGGCTTTTCTTCCAGACCACTTGCCCGCCGCTGTCCCATGAGATGCTTGTGCTTTTATGCGATTAAATATTCTTTTACGCATACTTGGTTTAGTATAATTTCCTGCTTTGTTTACAGTAGATTTACTTTTTTTTGTTTTTGCCGCCATACATCATTTTCTTTTTAGGTTTTGTCATCATACCGCCACCATACATGGTTTTCTTTTTCTTCATTGCACCGCCGCCCATCATTTTTTTCTTTTTCATAGTGCCACCATACATTTTATTATCTTTCATGTCTTTGGCCGCTTGTTTCATAGATTCTTTTTTGTTACCATCTTTATCTAAATCAATGTAATCTGGTTTAGCTTTACCACCTACATTCATTTTCTTTTTCTTTTTCTTCATTGCACCGCCATACATTTTCTTTTTAGGCTTCATTCCATACTTCATCATTTTGCTGTCTCCTTTTTAGGTTTAGTAAATATAGTCCAAAACGCCTCGGCTAACCCATAAGGGTCATCCAGAGGAAATCCTAATTCATTTAGTTCTTTTTTTTCTTTTTTTGACTTTGGCTTTTTCAATTTTTTTGATGGTGCCATAGACATACGCATCTGTTTTTTTTTCATTGAGCTTTAATTTTTTTGCTTGTTTTTTTAATTTGTTTTTTAATTTTTTAGGCACTACAAGTATCACAATTGTCTGGACACACACAATCAGACATTCTTAAAGCACCACATTCTGTGCACGGCATACATGTGCACTCTGTTCCTTTTCCACAATCACAAGGTCTAATCAATTTTTTTCTCCAATAGTTTTATAATTTCATCTAATTTATTTTCTAAATCAGCTACTCTTTTTTCTAAATCTTTATCACTGTTATCAAAAATTTCACTCTTTTGACTAGCAGTCATATCCCATTCAGTCATATAGTTCCTTTTTAAAAGGGGGCATAAAGCCCCCTAATTTAATTTATTTTATGAGCTGTTAGAAGCAGTTTCATCTGAACCACTTACATCACACATAATTGCCCATACTCTGAGCTTACTTGCGTTATCTGTTGCACCTAACACTTTGACATCAATTGTGTCAGCAGAACCATAAACATGTCCTACGTTTGAAGCGTTAGCAACTTGAGCACCATGACCAGTAGATGTAGAGTCTAATCCGTCTACAAATCTATCTACGTCACCACCATCTCCTAAATCTAGTGTAACACCAGATGCAGAGGCAGTTAGTACTTCAATTCCTGCGTTAATAACAAAAGTTTCAGCAGGTACATTTAATACCTGTACTATGTCGTTAGCCACTGGGTCAAACAATGATAAATCAACTGTATTTTCTACCCAGTATGGTTTTCTTCTAGTAGAAGGATGTCCACTAGTTCCACCAGTAACTTTACTATGAGTCGCCATTTGTATATCCTCCTATATTATGATAAAGTAACTACAGTTCTTACGAGAGCTTCTGGTCTTAAAA